TTAATTTTGCTAAAGAATCCTTGATTTCATCAATATCCTTTCTAAGATCACTCAATTCCCTATCCTTTTTTTCTCTATAATTTAGAGATTTAATATAGTTATCATAACCATTATCATCACAATTAACTATTGCTCCAGTTTTTTCATCTCTATAAAGATGTGTATGTCCTTCAACTTTAATCATCGTATAGCAATACTCCTAAGTTCCTTAATTCTTGGTGGTTTTGCTTGATTAGTACCAGACATAACGATTTTAATTGTATATCCATTAAATAAATCAAGATTATCTGCAGTATATTGATATTCTTTAAATTCATCACTAACACTAAGACCAACAAAGGAATCTGATCTACCATCATTTTTATTCTCATCAATTACAATATCACCAAAACCATCTTCATTATTATCAATGAGATTTTTATATCCAGGGAACAATTCAAATTCTGAACTAACTTCACTTGAATCTAATCTAGATAAACGATATAAAACTCTGATATCAGAATTTTCTGGTCTAAATGCAGATAGTAAAATTTTCAATGATGTGGCAGGTTTACTTAATCTAATTGTATTTGAATAATAAACTGCACTATGAGGATCTTCAATAGTTGTATTTACTCTATTATCAGTAGAATAATTATCAGATCCTATTGGATTGTTTAAACGATGATTTATAAATTCAGTACTAGATTCTCCAATATAAACCATTGGTGATAGGTAATCATTATTTGATGTAAAATTCAATACCGTAGTGAATGATTTATTTCTAGGTAAATTTGTTAGATATTCATTTTCATTAACTTTAGATGCAACGATTGAAACATCATTAAGACTATTATATGCATTTAATTGAACATCCTGATATCCTTGATCATTAAAAGATACTTCTGTTCCATCTACACTAGATCCACTAACACTTCTTATACTAGCAGTTATACTAGTAGATGATCCATCAACTCCACTTGGAGTAATAGTATCATATCTAGGAACTATAGCAGAATATGCTATATTTCTAGATGCTTTAACTTCTGAACCACCAACAAAAGAATCATTCTTGAATGATAATTGTGGTTGTTTATTATTAGAAGGATAGTCTTTATCTATATTTCTAATCTGTCCATTAGTAGAAGTATCAATTTTAACATGATAATGATCAAGTCCAATTTCTTCATTACTAATATCCTGTCCACCATTTATCACCATTCTTCTCATAGAAACTCCACCTAATTCATATTTTTCAACTCTATCACCTATTTCATGAGGAACAATAATTGAATTATCTATTCCTCTACCATCTGTTGATGCAGCAATAACCAATCCAGTAGCATTTGCATCCTGATAACCAATAATCTCATTACCAATTTTTACATATCCTATGTAATTTGTATTTCCATTAACCTCAATTCCTTCAAAATATTGGAATGGCAAAGTAGAAGCAACACTAATTGTACTTGTTTCATTTTGTAATAAATTTGCTGTTAATACTGTAGATGGTGTATCTGTCTGAAGATCACGTATTTCTACTTTATTAGTATCAGAATACATACCATGATCAAAGTGATTAACTCTAAAAGTCTGACCATCATTTATTCCACCATCAGCATTGAATGCTGAAACTCCTATATCAGCACCACTTGCTTGAGGAGCATAAACTGTACCATCATCCTTAACATATTTTAATGAGAAAGCACCACCTGGTTTCCAACTACCACTAGCACTTGAATCTCCTTGAATATCTGTCAAATATATTGTATCCATAGATCCTGGTGCACCAGAAGTAACATTAATTTCAGCACCTCTACCTCTATCACCTTCCATCTGTGTAGTTACAATACCAACTACATCACCAGGTTTATATCCAGATCCTGTATTAGTACCATTAATTGATACACCACTAACATAACCAGATGCATCTGTATTAACTGCTAGTTTTAAACCACTTCCCTTTCCAGTTATAGTATATGTATCTACAACTGTATTAGTTTGTGATGGTTTATAATTTGTTCCTGTAGAAGCAACAGAAACTGCAGTAGCTTTATCTCCAACAGAATCAACAACTGCTGTACTATTATCTTGGGGTCCTGCAACAAGTTTTCTACCTGGTTGAATACGAAGTTCTAACTTATTATCATCCCCTGATCCAGAACCTTCTGCATAACGAGGTATTGTAATGCTTCCTGTTTTTGGTAAAGTTCTTATTGGGTTATTTCTTAATTGTGAAATATACCCATTACTCTCACTCAAATTAGGATTATTAAAGAATACTGATCCTGTAGAAGAAGTAAATTTAGCTCTGTAAAGAATAAATTTTAAATCTTGTGTTTGATCTTCTGTCCATAATGCACCATTTTGAGATTTAAATAGTGCTCCAGAACCATATTGTCTAGAATATGTTGGACTTTCACCAGTTGATCCAGGAATAGTTGCTGCATTAACTGCTTTCTGTCCATGTTCACCCAACCAGACTGTATATGCAACACTTCTTTCTGCAACCAAAACAAACGCATATGATTGTCCTGGTGGTAGGAATATTGGTTCTGGGAATGTGAATTTAGTTCCTACACTGGCATTGGTATCATCGGTTTGTATATTTTGAATACGATTACCATTAGAATCAGTTGTGAATGGGTATAATGTTCTACTTCTACCCATAAGAGTCCTAGAAGGACGTGCATCACCCGTTGTAGACCTTATTTCACATCTTATAGGTGAATTTACTTCAGTGTCTATAGAAGCAAAGAACACCTCAACTGCAGTTAAGAATAAACCATTTAAGTCTTCATTTGCACCTACTGCAGAAGGTGCTTCAACATTACCACCAACAACAAAGGTTTGTGCAACGGGATCATAATATTCAACTGTACGATGTGTAATATGTCTACGAGATACTGATCCTTGTGCACTTACAGAAAAATCAGCATTTACATCAACTGTAGTTGTATCAGTTCTAATAAATCTATCATTCTGCCAGGTTTCAAATGATCCTGTTGCAGTATATACACCTTCTGCTATAACAACATCAGGTCTTGATCCTGGTAAAACATTTAGATTTGTAGGACTTGTTGTTACTCTAACAGTTTTTCTTCCTGTTGTAATTTTTACAGATGGTTGAGGAATAGAATTTGGATCTCTTAAAAAGAAAGTTCCAATTATATCACCATAATCATCAGTAATCATTTTATTATTATTCCAATCCTTTACATATGCTACAGCACCACTTTCTTGTCCAATTAATTTTGCATTTGCAACTATATAACCATTATAATCTCCTTGAGCTTCTTCGGCTAATGCTCTAGTATCAATATTTAAAGTAGGAGATGTTAATGTATAGGAAGTATTTGAAATTGGAGAATTGGTATATGGATCATTTAAATATGTTTCAGTTGGATTATTATATGGACCATCTTTATGATTTGGAGTACAAACTCTAAATGTCATAATTTCTTTTGAAGTTGATGGATCTTCTACACTTACAGTTTCACCAATCGTAAATGCTTTAGTTGCACCATAATCACCACCAACAGAAGAAGATATTGCTAATAATTTTGGTGTAACATCTTCTATTTTTTGCCCATCTAAGAATAAGTAAGTTTTTACATTTGAAGCAAATCCACTTGCTTTAAACTCAGTATTTCTAGATCTCATATGATCTTCAGATGAAGATGATATTAATCTATTTTGAAATGATGTATCAGTATTACTAACAGTTATTGAATCAGAAGCACTCAAATTAGTACTACCTTGCAACTGAGCAGGGGTCATACCTAAATCATCAAAAAATGTTCCAGCAACAATAGATCTATGTCTCGTTCTAATATGCTCACTACTACTTGTATCTATAAATGCTTCACCCAAATCAATATTACCACTAGCCGATAAATTTAACTGTACTCTACTATCAGTTCCATCTTGTCTAATAACATTATCTTCTAATTGATGTGTTCTTGTCCAAATATCTATATTTGGTTGCAATTCAACATTAGCTGCTAATGCAGGAAGTTCATATGGGTTTACATTTATAACTCCAAGTGAACCATCCTTAAGTGTTGTTGCATAATATTGACCAAACCACACCTCCTCATCATATTTTAAAGTTACAGCATCACCAGTTTTTTGAACATTTCCATCAAATAAATCAAAATCACTATTAAAATCAAGAGTTGCTGATGTTGTAGATAATTTAGGTGTTACTTGAGATGCAAGAGTATTTCTAGAACGTACTGGAATTAATTCTTGTGATTGTGGATTAATTTGAACTCTAGATAATGCACTAATTGATGAATAATTTTTAAATGGATCAACAAAAAATCCTGTCTTAAATCTATTCCTACCTTCTGAATCTTGAATTTGAAGTGTTTGTACATTATTTTCCAACAAAGATAATGTTGTAACTTCTTCTAAATTTGAAACTCTATCATCAATATTACCAATATCCCTCATAGTAAATCTTCTATTATCAATTAAAGATAATTTTGCCGATTGTGTATCATACAAATATGGAGGTAGATTTATTGTGGCCAACTCCATTAGGTCATCTGTCCTTACAGGAGGTTTAGGATCCATCTCAGATGTTCCTTTCTGGTAAATAAATTCACCAAATTTATTTAAATAGACTTTATCAATTCTTGGAAGATAAAATTCATATCCAAGATCTGCATTTTCATTTGATATTAGATATTGTTTTATTGAAAAACTTCTAGTATTAAAAGCAAAAGGTGATAAAGTATTGGTACTATTATCATATACAGGTACTCTTGGTCTAAGATCAATAGTATCTGTTGCTCTTATACCAGATTGACCAATATTAGGAATATCATATTGAAATCTATCAGAATCATAACTCAATGCTGTAAATAAATCACCATCATCATCAGATGTAATAGAATAATAATCAAAAATAACTAATAATCTACTAGAAGGTTCTGATGATCCTCTAGTTCTAATGATGGAAGAATAATCATAATATTGATCTTTTTGACCCTTATCTAATTTGAATGAATTTGTAACATCTTTATATGTACCATTAGTTATTGCTTCGATGTTGGTATCAATATTAGACTCATCAAAATTGACGGCTTCTCCCTCTGTAAAACGAGTATTTGTCAAATAAACAATTCCTAATGTATTAACATCTGTAGATGATTTATTTACTACTCTAGCAATTGCCTTAGAGTTATACCCAACAACATTTTCACCTAAAATAGCATTTAATTGGACATTAGCAGTACTACTAAATTTAAATTCATCTAAAGTTGGTTGTTCACCATCAATAGATTCATAGACTGCTATAAATTTAGCTACATCTGGATAGTTTAATGATATCTTTTCATCTTGAACTCTTAAACCATATCTCTTATCATATGTAAGACCATCTGCAATTGTAGAAGCACCAATACCAATTGCGACATCACCAGATTTTGCATATTTTGAATATACAATATCTACCATCTTACTCTTATTATAATTCTTTATCTTACTTTTAATACCCCTTTTCTTAACAGATGTTGTAAGAATATTATTATTACCATCAGTCAAACCATCAATGGTAATTCTACTACCATTTAACTGATATTTAAATGTATCTTCTGTAATTGAACCTGTTCCACCACCACTATAATGAACAGAATATCTTTCTTCATCAAAAGGTTCAAATGTTGCATCTGAAGTAATTTCTGTATATTGTCCAGTAACATCACTAACATTAACAAGAAGTTGGTTAGCAACTCCTGGAGATCCAATAGTCAAACCAGTTAATTGTTTAGTAACCCTTAAATTAGAATTTGAAAGATCAACTGTAGATACATTTCTATTACCTAATGGTGCATGTAAAATACCACTTCCTCTTATTATTGGTGCACCAACACTCATTTTCATTGGTGATTGTGTTGTTGATGCACTAGTTGGTAAACTACCATCAAAAACACCAGGTATGCTTGGAGTTATTGCTTCTACAACTATATTTGTATTACCAACACCTATAGATTTAACTTTATTGTAAGTAGGATCCCCACCTCCATTATTTCCTTTTTGATATATTATTGTAGATCCTGGTCTAAGTCCACTAAATTGCTTCGCACCAGAAGTTATAGTAGCAATACCTGGAGAACCTGAACCACCAGAAATCATACAATCAGATATTCCATTTGGAATTTGGAATATATCTAAATTCGAATCTGCTGTAAAGTTTGGAAAGTTAGCAGAAGTTGATTTTACAGATTTAATTGATTGTGTACTATTTGCAGTAGCTATACCAATAATTCTAGGAAATTCTACACCATTTATTTCTATCTGTTCACCTTTAGAGAAAGTTCCTGTAGTTTGATTTAAATCAATTCTTTTTGTGTCAGCTGCAAGAGTACCTACAGAATATCCACTAGCACCACTACTTTTTCCTTTAACAAAAGAAGAATCTGGTAAATCAGATGGTGAAATATCAGAATTTAATGTAATTTGAGTTGTTGTTTGTACATCAAATAATCTTAAATCCCAAACAGTCGAAGCATCAGAATATTCTTCATTTCTTAAACTAAGATTATATGCCCTTGCACTACCTATATTATTACCACTTTGTCCAAATCCATCATAAAATTCAACTAATGCACCCTGCTTCGGTACACCAGATACATTGTTAACTCTAATAACACTACCCATATTAAAATTAACACTTGCGGTACTGTTAATTCCAACATCTCTTGGTTTTTCAACATCAATTATAGTAGTTCCAACTTTATCAATATCATATCCTTGAACATATGCCCTTCCATCAGAAACTCTTACACACATTAAATCTTCAGATGGGGAATTTAATTGATCTGTTTTTTCATCTTTATAGAACAATCCACCATTACCTAAATTATCGTTTAATGAATCCAATACTGACATCTTAAATGGATTTACAGTATAATCTCCAGATTCATCAAAAGTTCTTGCTGCTATCCAATCTCTAACTTTATTATATTGAGATTTAGCATTTATTATCTTAATCTTTCCATTTTTTACTCTAAGTAACTCAACAAAATCAGTATCATCTTGATCATCTATAGATTTTTTAGTTAAAACCAAATTAATTTTTAATCTATCTGCACCAGGAGCAGAAAAATTATTAAAACCTTTTGCATTATCATATAATGAATTATCATCTTTTGCATTAATAATTAATTCATCAATTCTTAACCCAACTCTGTAGGATGGTGTATTAGTATAATAATCTAAAATGATAGTTTGATCAGTAACATTTACAAAATATCCTCTTATAAAATAAACACCTTTTTTAATAAATGCAGCAGATCCAATAGATGTTGCATCAGAAGAAATTAAAGATGCAAATGGAGTTCCAGCATTTATTGTAGTATTTCCATAAGTAATACTATCGGAACAAACTAATTGCTCACCATCAATAAAAGGTTTTAACTCATTATTATTATCTCCACTCGTATATGTGACATAAATTGTCACATCATCAACAGCATCAACACCAGGTAAAGCAACATATTTAATAATAGCATTTATTCCTGATACTCTTCCTGTAATTTTTTTACCTATAAAATCTTTAATATAAAGTGAAATATCTATACCATAATTTTCTATATCTAATTTAACAGCAGAAAATTGTCCATCATATGCAATATTACCAGGAATAACAACAGATCCTTCTTTGAATATATTATCACCAAAAGATTGTATTTGATTTTGTAAGATAGATTGTGTACCAGTTAATTCTCTGGCTTGAACTGGAAATCCTGGTTTATACAAAACCTTATAAAAATTCTTTTCAGAATCAAAATCATCATAATATGGACTTATATTTAAATTTGTTTTTTGTGCCATTGTTTTTTAGAATTCCAGAATAATTTTAACGTCTTCTTTTTGCCTTAAATCACGTTCAACCTCTTTGCGGTTGTCGATATAAATTATATCACCCGTCTTTTTATTTATCTCAGAATTTGCAAGTCCATTTGTAAATTCTACCCCCAAATTTACCAATTTATCACCAACTACTTTTGTTATACCATTCATGGATGTATCAATAACTACATCAAATGTAGCTCCAGTTCTTGCACATACAACATTTTTACTACTATCAGATACAAAGGGAACAAATTTTGCAATTGTATTTACACTTGTATTATCTAATTGATCATTATAATTTGGAAAATATAATGATCTATCTTGCCAATATTTTAGGACTTTTGTTTCTGCATCATATGATGCAACATAACCTTTAGCAACATCACCATTAGCTTGTGTTTGTGTTATTGGAGCACCAATAAGTGCAGAAGATGTTGGAATATCCGCAGCTGAAGTTAACATCATCGAACTTAATGATGAATATTCACCTAATGTACAAATATCTGTAGAATTATATTTATTGGGATTTTTTAGAATACCAACTTGTGCAAAATGAGTGTCTGTAGGAAAATCCTTAGTGGAATCATCAAATCTACTATAAACTAAAACTTTATCTGCACCTAATTCTTTATAAAGATCATATCCATGTCCCTTAGAAGGTGGAATAATTGGTATTAATTTTGCATAACTAAAAGTTCCTGATTCACTACCTATAGCAGCTTTGTTTAATGAACTTAAATCAAGTATTCCATAAGTATATCCAAAACCTCCAGAAATAACATCAACACTACTTATACTACCATCAACAACTTTTACTATTGCTTTACCACCTTCACCATCACCTAATATATTTACAGTAAGACCATCTGATGTTGGTGTATCTGCATATCCAGATCCAGCATCTTCAATATAAACTTTTTTAATTTGATTCTTATATAAATCAGAATTACCAGCATCTCTAACAGTTTCTATTTGAGGATCGGTTGAGGTTGACCAATCATTTGGTAAAACAATATATTTTGTAGAATCAAATTTTATAATATCACTAGGATTAACTGTATAAAGATATTTCCAAACATATCCATCACCACTTGTTCCTGCTGCAGTTGGTTCTAAATCAGTAAATGTTGGTTCATCTAAAGATCTTTTTCCTTTAGGTAAACTTCCACTAGATCCATTATCAATACAAACATAAACCCTATAATCAGAATTGATTACATAATAATTTGTACTATACAACCCACTTTTCCCATTTGGTGCAGGATTTTTTGAAATATCATAATCATGACGATACATATCATACCTAGTATTAGCTTTCCACTGATATTTCGTAATTACCCTTTTAACATTGGCTGAGGTTATTTTCTTACCAAAAAGAGAAGTCTCATTATAAAGAGATAGATATTGAAAATTATCTGTTGGAGTTGGAACACTTAACTCAGTACCATTATTCCAAGTACTAGTTCTCCCAATACCTACACCTTCCGAACCTTCTGCTAATCTATTTCCAGTTGTTGGATTTGCTAATCCTAAGAATACATAGTAAGAATTACTAGTATTTGATATAGAATCTATAAAATTACTAGCATTCGCTATTCTAAATTGATCTGTTACTACCGCTGGCATCTTAATAGTTTTTTAGATATTTATACAACATATTAAAATAATCATTATTCTGGTGTTTTTAATCCACCAGTTTGCTTCCAAGTGTCATCTCCTGGACCACCTCTTCTTTGTAATGTTGGGAATGTTGTTAATCCACTATCAATTGTTAATCCAGTGACTCCAATAGAAATTGGTGAAGAGCTTCTAGTAAAATTACTCAACTTACCAACAGAATAATATCCAACAGGACTTAAGGTTGTTGAAGTTGATGCAAGTCCAACTACATTAGTATCTGATTTTATCACACATGTAATAATACCAACTATATTTGGTTGACTTCCAGATGTAGTAAATTCTGCAACAGAATATACATTATCTGCAAAACTAGTTCCAATACCAACACTATCAGCTCCCGTAACATCCATAGATGTTACTCCAGTTCCAACTTGAGTTCCATAAATGTAAAGTGGATTTCCAACACTTAATGGGGCAAATGCAGCTACTCCTGATCCTGCTGTTGACATACCAATAAATTTGATTCCTAATGATGAACCAACAGTAGTTGTCCCTATTCCAGTAAGTATTCCCGCAGATGATTGAACTGTAATACCACCTCCAGGTGATGCTAAATGCTCTTCAATCGAACTTGGTGGTTCAATTGAGACTTTAGGTGCGATTGTATATCCAAGTCCTACTTCAGTTACTGTAATGTTGTCTACAGTACCATTAGATATGGTTGCAGTTGCAGTTGCAGTAGTTCCAATACCAACACCAATTTCTGGAGGTGCCGAAATAGAAACAGATGGAACTGAAGTATATCCAGAACCTCCAGTAACTGAAATTGATGTTACTGTAGTTTCTGTAGTATTGATAGTAGCAGTTGCAGTTGGTATAGATGGATTTTCTTTACCCGAAACAATTATTCCACTAAATTGTTGATCTGGTTGTTCATAATCAAATAATTCTGCATTATCAACATAAAAACTAGTATCACTAGCAGTAAAATCACCAATTATTTTTGCAGATGGAAGAATTATTGGTTCTAAACTAACTCTTTTCTTTGTTACTAATGTACTATCAATTATCCGATCTTGTTTCTGTTTTAGAAGATTTATTGGTCTGAATACGTCCTCATCTACACCATCTCCAGTATAGATATTTGTTTCTAAACTGGTTGAAGTATTTAAATACTTGACAATTCTTTCGTCTTGTTGTGAAACACCTATGGTACCAGAATTATCAAAACCAGTTGCAACACCTGATATTTGAACTCTATCACCCGATTCAACAACCACAGTCATTCCTGTTGAGACTACAGCATCTTCAAGATCCGTTCCTTTATAGAAGAATATTGCGACCTTATCTTCTTTATCCAAAGGTCTTACAAAATTTATACTTGCTCCACCTATAAAATTATATGCTTCTTTTGGTTGTTGAATAACACCATTTATAACCACAAGCATTACATTGTTCAAATCACTATCAAATTCTGGATCAGCATCAACACTAATTCTATTTCCATTATAATATAATGGGAATCTTGTTCTTTGACCATCCTGATAATTTTCAATCGAATCAATATAATCAAATTCTCCAAATTGCCACATTGCAAAATCATCAAAATAAACATTTTGGATTTGCATTGTTGCTTTTTCAAGTGGTTCATATAATTTTCTATCAGTTACCAATCCAATTGGTTCAAAAACATCACCACTCTTAAATCCATAACCAGTTCTAGTAATTTCAAAATCAGAAATTTCAAAAAACCCAGATCCAATTCCAGATGTCTGACTAGCACCAACCACAGCAGTTAAACGAAGACCAGATCCAGTATCTGTAGTTGAACCTTCTCCCAATCTAGAAACTCCTATTACATCCAAATTACTATATGATGGTGGTGATACAGATATTACAGGATTAGTATAACTCTTACCACCACCAACTATAGTAAAGTCTAATGCACCACCAGTATTAACATTAGATTTTCCAACATTAACTGTAATTGTTCCACCAGATTGATCTACAGCAGTAATTGCAGTTTGTACACCATTAACTGGATCTGTTGTTCTAGGATACTTATGAATACTATTGTAATCATCTTGATTGCATTTGAATGCTAAAGAACTAGTTTTAATTCCAACAGTATTTGAAGTTGTAAATGAATGAGATCCAATTGACAATACCAAATTACCAGTATCTGGAGCATATGTTGCATTACTTGGAGTTCTTACTGTAGAACCAGTCCAATCATCAATTAAAATTGCATCAGTTAAAGAACTATTAGCAGAATCAAATACATGAGTATTATATGTTTTTGGTGTTGCTGTAATAGTTGCATCCTTTCCTACGGAAGAACCAACAAATACACTAAAGATATCATCATTTACCTTAGTAACTGCTGTTAAAATACCAGCTACATGATCTCCTGTATTGGATTTTCCAACATTAACTGTAAGACTTTTTCCACCATTAGCAGATGCATTAGAAACCGTTAAACTAGATCCAGATGCAGGATCTGTTGATCTTGGATAACTATGTATTGTTGTAAAACCATCTCTAGAACACTTAAATTTGATAGAATTATTGGCAATTGTTACATTTGGTCCATTACTTATATTATGAGGAGAAGCAAATGTCAATACCATGTCACCTGTTAGAGGGTTGTAAGCAGCATCAGTAGGTTGTAATGAGCTATTAACAGCATTAGCATCAGCACTATCAAAAGTATGGGGGAATGGTGGTCTGGGATACTTATGATCTGATGCATAATTGTCTTTAGAGCATTTAAATGTCAATGACTCTGTTTTAATACCTACCAAATCATCTGTTGCTAATCCATGAGATGCTACTGTAAAGGTAACAATTCCAGAACTAGGGTGATATGTTGCATTTGTAGGTGTAATTGCAGTACCATCCCATGTAGTCTTAGTAATTGAATTACTATCAGCACTTACAAATCTATGATTATATCCATCATCTATAACTGAAACATTGATAGGATTTAGACCATTATATCCAGATCCTAGTTTTAAATCACCATAATATGGGAAAGCAGTTCCAGAACCAACATAGGTATGTGGAATTGTACTAGTTCCAACATTTACTGTAAATTCATTTGTTGCACCAACACTAATAACAGAGAACCTATCTCCATAAACACCACTTGGGAAGAAAGTAGTTGTTATACCAGTTCCAGAAGGACATGAAAATTCAAGACGCATCAATTTAACTTCATCAACACTAACTCCACCATTAACTAATTGATGTTCTTCAAAAGTAGTAACTGTTAATATACCAGATGTATTATCATATTGTGCATTATCAACTGCCAATGGACTTCCAGCAGTTGGAACACCAACTATACCAGTAATAGTTCCATCTCCATCCAAAACAGGTCTTACTACTGCTCCAACTAAAGGTGCATAACCAGATCCAGTTGTTGAACCATATGATACAGGAATTCCACCTCTAGGTATTCCATTCCGATTAACATCATCATCAGAAATAATTAATTCACCATTAGTTGAAGTTATTCCTGAGAATATAACACTAGTTACACCTGTTGCACCACTACCAGTTTCTATAATCTTAAAGTTATTTTTTGGATTATTATCTGTTGTTGGTGTTTGGAATATACCATTTATGAATAAAATACCATTCCCACCTGTAGTTCCAATACCAATAGTATTAGCTCCACCTACAGTTAATGTAAATGATGTAGTTATTCCATTAAACTGATCAGAAACATCATCATATATGTCATTTGTAGCATAATTATTTCTTAAATACACTCTTCCTGTAAATTCAGATGTTGGAAATTCTAATCCACTCTCAGTTAAAGATCTATTAGGATTTCCTCTTGGTGCATTGGTAAAGTAAATTGTACTATCTACAATATTAAAACCACCTTTAAACTTATTAACTTGATCCCCATTTTCATGATTAGATTTAGCAGTACCAACAGAACCTCTTTCAACAGCAACTAATGGGAAAGTTCCTATTCCTGGTGTAATTGGACCAATTGAACTTGTTCCAGTACCAACATCATTAACTCTCATATATTCATTACCAATTTTTAATATATCCTCAACATGTATTGTTGCAATACCACTTAAAGAGAATATAGTATTTGCCAATCCAACATGAACATCATGGTTATATTTTAAAGTATGTGATATTGGAGTTGGTGTTATTGGATATTGAACTATATCATCGATAGTTATCAATGCTCTTTCATTAGGATCTTTCATTGATAAAGTATGTGCATTTCCTTCACCAAATCCAGTAAATGTTATTGCGGTACCAGCATTTGCATTTGCTCTTGTAGTTGCAATTTGGAATGAATTATCAGTTTTCTTTATACCAAATACTGTAGATGGTAAGGTTGATGTAATACCAGAACTTGTATCATGATACATTACGGGTGTAGAACCAATACCAATTATTGTTGATTTTGGAGTATAAACTAATTCTTCACCAGTTCTAAAGAAATGATTATCTATATCGAAAGTACCTGTATCAGCATCTAAAGTAGAGGAATTTGGATTAAATGATTTTGCAAATATAGGAATAGAATTTGTATTTAATTTAAAATCCCTTCTATTGATACGATCAGCACTAATACCATTGTAATATTTGTATCCTAATTTTTCATTGTAAACATTTCCATAGAATAAAGTTTGAGGTATATTTAATGCATCAACCCCAGTATAGAAACATTCATTAAGTATCGATACTGTGGTCATACCAACTTCATCATCTGGATAGAAACTAACAACTAAATTACCTCCTTCATATTCACCACCAAAAGTACCTAGTCCAGTATTACCAATTGGAGAAACTACCCCTGAAATGAATTTTGCTGGTTGTACAAAAATATTATTTGTGTCATGAACAGATAATACTTCATGAACTGCTTTTGAAGATCCTACACTAACTTCAACTATAGATTTAACAGAATCAAATAAATTAGAATTTATATCAACAATTGTTGTTTTTCCAACACCATTGGTTGATATTCCTTGATAAATTAAAGATCTTTCATATCCATCTGGTTCATCAATTGATTTAAATCTATATGTTCCAACACCAGTATGTCCTTCTGGTGTAATAAATCCAGTTGATCCAAAACCAACAACACTAGACTTAATAATTACATTGGATGATGTGTTATTTTCATATTTGAGTGATAAAACATTTCCTGATAATGTAGAAGTTAGAATACCAATTTTATTATCACTAGTTGCAACTGGATTAGTATCATTATATGCTTCTGATATAAAACTATGTTGTCCATCTTGTGTTATATAAGATTCAACAAAATTCATTTCCCCAGTTGAAACATCAATAATTTGACTATTTGCAAATAATGAACTTATACTATCAATACCAACTTCCACTATTAAATCAGTATTTCCAGTAGGAACTGTTTGAATAAATACACTCTTATTAATTGAACCAACTTTAATTGTGGAAACACCAGAATTAACGGTAGTGAATTTACCAGTAAGAATTTTTAAATCATAATCAGTATCAAACTTATCTCTTGGATAGAATCTAAGAACGTTTATATTATTATCATTTTTTTCAATTTTAAAACTACCTAATTGATCTTCTTCAATAGAAACATATCCATCAACATCAGAATTAAATACTCTATATTTTTCTAACAAAGTATTTTGATTATTTGCAGAATAAGCATAAGAATTCATCAAAACCAATTCTGATAATTGAATTTGTGTTGATATTCCTGTAATACGATTATTATCACTAATCCTAACCAACAAATTAGTATATCTTCCATCTGCTGGAACTTCCATTATATCTGTATAATAAGTTTCAGTATCTTCTAAATTTGAAAATTGACTATTAATATTATCAATAACAAAAACATCATTACTTATACAACTAATATAGTCCGATAGTCTTAAATTCTTAAATTCCACTAATCTTGCTACATTACCTGCAACATCAATATCTCTAACCAAATCAAGACCTCTAATTTCATCAACTCTATTTTCACTTACATAATCACGTATTATAGTCGTTACTGATGAAGATCCAACACCAATATTTGTTGTTGAAGTAATTCCAGTATCTGCAAAATTCTTTAATCCACTAGTATGAAGAATATTATTTACTTGTGTTTGTAATTTATCCCAAGTAATAGAACTTTGTACTGAATAAGATAAATTTTGATAATAATCATTATTAGGTGTTACTTGAGTATCATCATTTAATTTTCCAATTTCATCAAACCAACCAATATCTTTTACATATGAAAAATCAATCTTATATCTACCATCATTTCCAGTAATTTTTTTTATTTTTCCTCTATTTCCTGATGTATTTCCAACAATATCATCATCAATACTCAAATCATCTACATTAGTTCCACTAACTTTAATTGAAGTTAAATTATTTTGAGTTATTTTAATATTTGTTATTACATCATTTACAACTAAAGTTTCACCAATATCAAAATTTTCTGTTGATTGTACAACACTAAATGTTGGATAATCAGATTTATGAACTACTGAGGTAAATTTAGTTGGTATTGTAACTGCAATGCCGACTCCAGTAGATAATCCAACAGCACTAACTCTAAATTTAAATGGATTTGGATTTAAACTACTACCTATAATTTCAGTCACTTTCAAAAATTCATACCCAAGATCTGTTGAATTGCAACCAGTACCATCAGTACCATATTTTTCAATACCTTCAATAAAAACTTCATCACCTACTTTAAATGGTGGAATTCCAAAATTAATTGTTGGAGTAACAAGAGTAACAAGAAATTCACTAGGATTTGATGGTCCAGATGATGTTCCTGGTGAATCTACTCGTGAAATTGTAATACCATTAGTATTATTAGTTGTTTTTAATGTTACTGTTTTTTCTGGTAATCCATAAGGTTTTTCTACAACATTAACTGCAAAAATAGAAGTATCTAATAATTCTGCCTCTAATAATCCACTATTAATTTCCTTTTTAGTACTAGAATTAATAATATTAATTTTTGGTGCACTAAGATAATTCTCCCCACCAGAAATTACACTCACAATACCAACACTATTTGAATCTTTCAATTCCACTATTGGTGATACATAAGCAATTGGTTCTAAAGTTTTATCTGATGAATACTCAAATCCAGAATTAATAAATCTAACTTTAGATACATCACCCATAGTATCTGATTTCAATACAATTGATGCATCTTTACCTATTGAAGTACTTACAACACCAACAAAAGTAGGAAGATTTTTATATCCAGATCCTCCAGAAATGATATTTATTTTATCAATAGGACCTTTTGCAGACTTTGATTTGGTTGTATATTCTATTACGTCACATTCATTTGCTTGATATGTTGTTCTTTCTGGAATTTCATTTAAAAATACGTTAAAGTTTGTTTTCCCAACACCACTAACACTGTATTTGCCATTATATACACTATCAATCGATAATATTTCAGAATAATCTACAACATCAGTATCAGAAGTTGAAATAAATCCTGATTTTTCTATATTGTAATAAAGTTTTCTAGGTAAATCATCACTATAAGTAAGAGTTGTAGTATTTGAAGTGGTCGAAACGTTAAATGATGAAGTATTTCCTGTTCCAACAAATAGATTTTTAAATTCTTGATCATAATATACTTTAAAATCATACCCATTCATAGAAGAATCTGAATGATCAAATACCAAATTGGTATTATTTGTATTTTTAATAGGTGGATTTATCAAACTAATAGATTGATTTGGTTCACCTACACTTGTAATATCAATAACATTTGGTATTTCTTTTGTTGCTTCAAAATATGTTTTACATAATTTAATTTTCTTATCCTCAACTTTATAAACATAATAATTTCCTGTAGATAATCCTGCAGCACTACCAGAATATAAAACTTTATCACCTGTTTTTAAATTAAACCCTTTAGATCCCAATGTAATACTATTATCATTAATATTGACATTACCAGTATTGAAAGTAATTGGATTAATTAAAAGATTTCCTGTTGATAAATCACGTTTTACTTCAATATTAGTATCTGATCCTATTCCAGAATTAATATTTGGACTAACTTTCAATATAATATCATCACCATCTGATAATTCATGATACCCAGAATTAAATGATCCAAATTGTCCAATTTTTTCAGTTGATATTGAAACTACTGATTTTATCCTTTGAACTTTAGATGTAACTTGAACATCATCATCTGATTGCAACAAATACTTATCAGTATCAGCATTGGTAAGACTACGGAAATAAACGTCTTCATATGCATATCCATCACTAGCAGTACCAATTCCCGTTTTTATTCCAATTGTATTAACTCCCTTATTTACAACATATAGAGATGTTGGTATGTTAAATGGAGGAGCTATTTTATTAGTTGATATTGAAATATTTCCAGAAGGTATTGTTAAAGAAACTTTTTGATTAGTCTTAAATGGATGATTTTCAATATAAAGTTGCCTTACAGGAATATTTCTAGTAACACTATTTCCTGCAAAATCAAATGATACCTGATAATTAGTTCCTGGAGTAGTACCAATACCAACAGATTTAGTAGGATTAAAATAAATACTTCTCTTTCTTGAAGAATTAAAATAATTAGTTTCCTTATTAATTTTGAATGAATTAGTAAGATAAGTTACACCTATTCCAGCTGGATATTCTGATGCATAATTGGTCGAATCTCTTTCAATTCTAAGAACATTATCAAATATATTCAGAATTTTTAAAGTTTCTGAACCTACCAATATACTACTTCCAATAGAAATTGATTCTGGTATTCCAGAAACATAAATTTCAGTAGTAAATCCTGAAGATGGTGAAGAAAATATTGTTGATATTGCAGTTGATGAAAATGTTGTTACTCCAATTTTATAAGATCCATTAATATTAGATAAATCACTTGAAAGACCTGAAATAATTACATTATCATTATTATTTAAAGTATGATTTGGTTCAATAATACATTCTATACTATCTTCATTCCATAGTAATAATGCATTATTATGTGTATCTACTGTAGTTTCAATAACACTAATGTCTTTACCCTTTATAGATTCAACTTTTACAGATAATGAGTCTCCTTCTGTTCCAGATTCATCAAAAGTTAATGTTTCATTAACTTTATAATCGTATCCAGAATCTAGTACATCATATCCAGTTATACTTCCACTCGAAACTGATTGAATTTCAATTTCTTGTTGTTGAATTTCATCAGTTTCAATAATAAAATCATTATCAGCAAACTTATCTGATACTTTATATGGTAAAGTATTTCTTAATACACCTGAAGTATTAAAATCGAACGTAGATTGATCAAAAACAGAGAAATTTTCATCTATAGGCAATGATCTATATTCATTACCTATAAAATATGGAAACTTATTGATAGTAGCATGATATGCATAAACACCATTAGGAAATTCCTTATTTTTTTCAAATCTACCATTAAATTTATCCAAATCACCACTATTATCAAATTTATAATCTTCAATAAAATATCCTTCCTCAAAATCATTTATTGATGGTCTATCAATTATATTAGCAGTATCCAAAACATATCCACTTTTAAGTTCTCTTGCTAATTCAGTAGTATCTGATGGACTTTGACTAGGATCTCCTAAACCATAAGGACCATATATTGGATTTCCATCATATGCCCATCCAATAATACCTGAAGATTTACTTCCATCATCGTCAAATAGAGTAGAATTGTATGCATATGCAGTATATTTTAATTTATTGTTAGTCTCAACCAATTGATAATAATCACTATCACCACCAAACTTAACTTTATTATTAATTGTAAGAGATCTTATTTGAGGAATAAGTTTTAAATTTTGTCCAGCAGTCTTAACTGAAATTGTAGAAGATGATGAATATCCAATCCCTGGATTGGAAATTTCAACACCTGTTAGTTTCAAATTCTGTATAATTGGTTTTAATTCTGCACCAATACCACTTCCAGTAGGATCAATAACTTGTAAATCAGGTAATGAATAATAATCTTTACCACCATACTCAACATCAACACTCAACACAGATCCATTATTAAAATATGGTGTTAATACTGCTTCTACACCTGTTTTTACTGTAATAGTTGGATTTATTTCATTATTAGCAATTGTTGACCCATACCCAGTTCCACCTTCATATACATAAACATCAATTATAGATCCTTTAACTGATGGAGTTATTGGAATATCAGATTCTTGACCTGTTGTGGAAAGTATTTTTACAAATCCTTTTATCTCAGGATAAGAAAATTGTTGATATCCAGTTCCAGTACTTCCTAAAAATTGAATGTTTTTATTTTCATAATTTGTTCTATTTGTTCCTCCAACACCAGCATTACATAACCTAAATTTATCATCATCTGTCTTAAGAACATAATATTGAACATCATTAGTTGTCTCCAATCCCTCTATTTTTGCAGAATTACCATCTACAGCAGAATATGATATCAATTCTCCACTATTAAATCCATGATCTTTAAAGATGATAGTATCCGTATAAGTTGATATTCCAGTTGGTTTAACTAATAATTTTCTATTAGTATAATTTTTTCCACCATCTAAGATTCTAATATCATCAAGAGTCAGTTTTGGATCACTTGTAAATTTCTGAATTCCAAATCCAGTTCCATTAAAATGAATTGTATTAATTCCAGTAGTTCCAAAAATAGAATCCTCATATGTATTATAAACTTTAATTGTTGTAGCATTCATCTTTCTGGCATAATAATTTCCAAAATTTGATAAAGTATCGTTGCCTACACCAATACCTGCCAAAGAACCATTTGAAGATTCATATCTTATTAATTGTCCTGTAACAAAATTATGCTCACTTAAAAAGGTTATTTTACCAGTATCACCAGTATTTGGGGAAGTATTAATACCACCACCAAAAGTTGTTGCTTCAGAATTAAATGAAACTTCCCTAGACCTCATTTTAAGAACAGGTTCTAAATTATATCCAGTTCCATTACCACCACTAATACCAATAGAAACTACAGATTCAATATCATAATCTTGATTTGAGATAAAGATTTTATCAATTTTACCTGATAAAATGGGTTGTACAAGTGCTGTTGTACCAGATGATTTTGATATAGTAATATTTGGAGGGTTTATTACGTCAAAATTATTACCACCATTAACTACTAAAACCCTATCTAATGGACCATAATAAAGTTTATCGGATGATTTATAATTATTAATTTCTACACCATTAATCAACATACCAGTACCACCAGTGATAGTCGATGTTGATTCACCATTATTAATATTAGAACTTAATGGAAATTTTTTAAATAATTTTTGAGGGGCAATTTCACCAGATTTTTGTGAATATAATGTAAATTTATGCTTACCATCATCAGATGCAGGTTTTCCTATAGGAATGTACTGATTACTTATGATACTAGATCTAGATCCATACAATTGGATATCTTTATCGTTAATTGTTTTAATAAAATAAATTCCAGTTTCTATACCAACTAAAGGAGCATTTGTTGGTTCATAATAAATTTTATCACCATTTTCAAATAAATGAGGTTCACTAAATGATATTGTACTGTATAATGCTTTTACTGGATCATTATCAACAATACTATCTGGATCTAACCCATTAGGATCATCAGATAAATTTAATGTTGATGATCTAATATTAACATTTATTTGTTCATTATATGGAAAAGTACCATCAGGACTATAAGATGGTAAAGAATTTGATGCAACATATGCATAATTATCCCCAAAATAAACATTCTGAACATCAGAAGTTACTTTATCATTACCAAATTCTATAGGAGTAGAAGAACTATTTGCTGTTTTTAATTTTCTTCTTAAAGAAAAATTATCATCTTTAGTAACTTCAAACTGATCTAATTCATTCAAATCAATTCCTTTTTGCCCATTCTGTAATTTTTGACTGACATATGGAAATGCTTTACCGGGAGTGGGATAAACTATATTTTTAGTAGTGCTATCAACAAATTCTACTCTATCACCAAATTTTAAATTTGATCTATCCACTGGACTCATCAAATTGGCAGATGCTGCCCCATCTGATAAATATTCAAGTTTAGTTGTTGAACTACTATTATAAATCCAAGAATTTGCGAATATCTCTTTATAATTTTTATTATTATTTTTAATCTTATCTCCTATATGTTTTACACCTATAATATCCCCCTCATCTACTGATAATGTACGATCTTGATCAAATTCAGACAATACTCCAGTAAATCTCAATCTTACTTCTTTATTAATATCACCATTCTCATAACCATAATAATATTCATCACTTCTGATATCATCCATTGTTTCAATATTAGAAGTAATGGAAGTTACTCCCAAGAATTGATTTAATGTTTTATTTGTGTAATTTATTTTATTATCACCAGATATTAAAACTCCTGAAGTACTAAAACCAATTGTAGAATCTACAGTAATAATAGAAGAACCACTAGATACATTTCCAATTACCTTTGTATTTGGAATAATATCAAATGAATTTGAAATCTCATTAGATCCACTATTATCAATGAATAATCCAAATTTATAATAAGTTCCTACACCAACCCTAGTAAATGGTTCAACTTCCGATACAGAAATATTAATATCAGTGTTTAAATTACTTTTAAATACTGATTCTCCCTTTAATTTTAAGGGATTACCACTAATTAATTGTCCTATTGCAATTCTTCTCTTAACATACCTTGCAGTAGAAGGTTTAATTAAGTTATCTTCTAAATTTAAAATATTAGGAGATTCATTATAAAGAACATTAAACAATATTCTAAATGATTCATTTGTTCCTTTACTTTCATAAAGTGATCTTGCTTCTCTTATAAAATTACCAGCATCAACTTCAGAATTGAAATCAATATTTTCCAGTCCAGGTGTAAAAGTTTTCTTTGTTTTCTTATAAAATTCTTTAAGAAATAAAGAACTTAAATTTTGTATATTTGCATCTTTATCATGTTCTGCGGCATTAGAAGTAGAAAATACAAGATCTTCTTCATTTAAATCTTGATGATATGTAGTAATACCACTAAAACCACGTTCACATCCAGTAAATGTAGTAGATGTTTTTTCTGTATATGTAATAATTTCATTATCAATCTTCAATAACCCATAAGTATTTGGGAATCCTTTTGTATTAGATACTGTTATTGTTGTATCTGTACTACTAATCTTTTCTGATAATGTCGTAGAATCTACTACAACATCAGGAGTCAAGTTATCAAGTCTTAAATATTGATCTAAATTATCCGCAAGATCAATAGGACCACCTTGGTATTCCTGTGAAATATAATATTGTTTAAGAAAATCAGACGTAAGAGGACTCTCATCCAAAATATAATTTGGAAGTTG